AGTTGCCATCGCAGCAAAGTTGAAACTTTCGCCGCTTTTCTCGATGCCTTGTGCGGTTTTGTTTATTTGATTTTCAGCATCCTTTAGACCCCTCTGAAGTCCGGAAGTGTCCGCGCCTATACTTGCGAAAAGACTCGCTATTTGCATATTATTTCACCAACGTCTTTCTCGCTTTACTCATGCCGTCTCTCACTTGCAACCACTCGTTCATATCGGCAACCGAGAGCGCATCTACATACTCAAGCGTCCACCCTGTTTCTTTCACGAGTTCCCACCGCCAAAACTCCCACGGCAAGCCCTGCTTCTTGATGGCTGCCATGTAGACGCGCCCACTTAGTTTTTTGAATCGTTGAGGTCGGCTTCTTTTTTGAACGATTCCCAAATGCCAATCGCAATTTTGCGGTAATCAATCGGATTCAAATCCCCCAATTCATCCGCACTCATCCCTACCAGTTTGCCAACGATAATGTCGTTGGTATCAGGGTCGGTTTCCTTATCAATCAGCACGCGCCATTCCTTTTGTGAGATCGCGCTCCAGTCGTACTCAATCTCTCGTCCGTTAGATAGCGTTATCATTAAGACTTCGGTCCATTCTTCTGGAATGTGCAGGAAATCTCAACCACATCGGCGTAAGGGACGTTGATCTTCGCGCCCATAGCGATGGCTGGATAAATGTCCTTCTGCTTGCCAGATGCAGTACCTTCAGGGTAGACAGTCAGTGTGCCGCCTGTTCCGGCTTCAAGCGCACTAACAAGTGCCGTGCCTGCCGACTGGTACAAGCCTGACCACTCAATCGTAGCGTCCTTGATTGTCGGAATGTAGGTTTTGTCGGTATCAGCACCGGCAGTGGTTTCAGCCAGGTCGATGTTCGGGTTGATCGAGAGCGTGCGGAAGTCAGTGTTCAAGTCCACCGTACCACCGCTATATGCCCAAGTTGCAACTAAGTTTTTTCCAGTAATTTCAGCCATTTTGTTCTCCTATAGCTTTTATGATTTGTCCATGCGCACTCGGTAGTAAGCACCGCAAGCCCATGTATGCTTTCCTGCCTCGTCGATTTCTGGCAGTAAAAAATCTTCTTCACGTGCCAGCCAAAAGTTATTCCAGCCGGTCACGGATAAAGTCCCTGATAGCAGGTTGTTGATATGCGCGTCAATTGTTGCCGCTTCCTTCGCGGTGTCTGCATAAGCCCTGACGTAAACAACCTGCTGTACGCTCTCACGCGGGGTGAAATTGTCAGCGCCGCCAGCCGCGTAACTCCAAACCACGTAAGGCAAGGCCGCCCCTTCCGGCGCAACCCCGTGATAAATGCAAGTACCGCCCAGAGCGTTTGTGAGAGCCGTACCGCCGGATAGCTTGGTATAGATCGCCGTGTTGAGCGCGTTGTAAGGTGATGTCATTTCAACAGTCCCTCTTTCAGTAATTGGATCAGCCTGGATTCGCCTTTTTCAACCGCAGGCTTCAGGAATGGTCTCGCTCCCATTTTGCGCGTGCCCATTTCAACGTAAGCGGCATATTCAGCACCATATTCGACATTCACAAAATCACCGTAGGATTCGTTCACCCTTCCGCTCCCACGCAAGTAACCGGTTCGATTTTTGTACGCGTTAGATTTCTGCGATTCACCCAGAACGTACCAAGCCGCGCCCCTAACTGCTGTTTGTTTGTTTCCAGGTACTTTGGCAAGCAACTCATTCAGCTTGCTCGTGTCAACACTAACGCTTATGCTCATTCGACACGCTCCAATTCAGCACGTCTTACCACGTCCCAACTCTGCCCTTCGTTGACGCTCAACACAGCCCAAACAAAATCATCGAGCTTGACCCTGTGTTTGGTCGTGAGCGCGGTGGTATAAGGCAAGCTCAATACCGCCTTGCTATAAGATTGGATCGCACCGCCGGTCACCTTTTCAGAACCGGAACGATAGTCAATCCTGCAAGCCACATTTGCAGTCGCCGTGCCCCACGTTTCAGCCATTCCACCTTCACCGTCCGCTGTATAAGCCACGCTCAAAATGTCGCAGGTGGTATTCGTACTTTCCAGCAGGTCGTTGATGTCCGCCTGCATTTGTGCGAGTTCCCGTGCGGTCAAGCCAATGCTCATAGGTCGTTCCTCACAATTCTGGATGTTTGCACGCCCTCGCTTGCGCTCCTGCTCTGGAAGTATTGCGACATATTGAGATAGGCTTGCGCCTGTTGGCTGCGCTTGACGGAATGCCCGTCTGTCGAGAAGTCAACCAGTCCTGCCACGTGAGACGCTTTCATTCGCCATATGTCAGCAGCAGCCGCGTCCAGATCGTATGCAAAGCCGCTCCAGTAGAAGGTCTTCCCGCTTTGATCGGTTGAGAACGTAACAATGCCGCGAGCATAATCAGCCGTATATCCGCTTACAGTTCCAGACGTGTCCTCAACCGAAAATAACGTGCCGCCTTCGATGTTGCCAATCTCTGTTCGGTACTGCAGCACAACCGCACTACCGCCTGAATAAGAGGTGACTGGTTCAAGTGGCGCGCGGATGTGCTCGACCTTGTGCCGGTCTAACACGCGCTGGATTTCTTCATCGCTCCAATAGGTCACAATTGACGAATCGCTTGTGACTTCCCACTCGTCCGGCGCGGCGTTGGCGAACCCGCGTACCGTGTCAATTAGTGTCTGCATTCCTGTTCGTGCCATTATTCCTCCATCCGCTCGCTATCCTTTTTCAGAATGTAGAACCAGTTTGCACCAGCGTCTCGCGGCTCAACGTGTTCTTGAATCCACCATTTGTTTGACTTCCGGTAGTAATACCAGCCGTAATTCTTGTGCCATTCAGTACGCTTGTCCCAATATGAAAAGGTTTCAGGGTGAAAGAATGTCCGATGTGTCGGGTCTCTATGGCTACATTCGTGATCCCAAGCGGGTAAACGCAATACCAGTTGCCCACCTGGCTTCAATATCCGCCAACATTCGTCAAGCCATTCGTAGACTTCGACCCTCAAATGTTCCATGACATCGAGCGCAATAATCTTGTCAAACTCTTCGTCGCCCCAAGTCCAGGGCATTACTTCCAAATCCCATACGATGTCTACAAAGTCAGAGTGCTTTTCCTTGTCGTGGTTGACCGCACCTTCTATCGGTCTGATTCCGCAGCCTAATTGCAGCGTGCTCATGCTTTTACCACCTGCTCGAAACTAACAGAGCCTTTATCATTGACAATCTGCTCCATCTCTTTCAAAACCGGCTTCCAATACTTTCTTGTCACATCATCGGCGTCGTAAGGCAACGCGCCTCGTCTTGCCTGATTGCGCAACTCGTAATCACCTTTCGCTGCGTAAGCCTGCTCCATTCGGTCATAGATCGCCGCTGTGGTCGCCTGCCATTGGAACGCGTCAAAGAAGTCGTGATAGACAGGCAAGGCCTCTGCTTTGTCAATCTTCCAACCGGCAAAACATAACTCGCTCATCGAAGTCCAGTCGCCAACAATCACCGGTGTTCCGCAAGCCTGCGCTTCGAGAATAGGAATGCCAAACCCTTCACCGAGCGCAACGTTCGTCAGCACGTCCATTCCGTTATAAGCATCAACCATGTACTCGTCGGGGAAGCCAAGTCCGTAATGATATGGATCGCAGAATATTACGTCTTCGCCAAGTTTCAACCCCATTCGGTTGATGAATTTCGGCAGGTTCACAACGTCACCGCCGCTCAAACCGGCATCTGTATGCAGATAAAGCATCGTGTCAGGGTGTTGGGCGTGTAAGGCTGCAAATGCGGCGATCTGCTCATAGAACGCCTTGCGAGAAGGATTGCCCTTGTTCGCTGCGACCATTCCAACGATGAATTTATCCTGCGGCCATTCGAGGTGATCACGTGCTTCTTCACGGTCTAATGGCTTGAACACTTTCGTGTCAACCGCGTGAGGCACGTACCACACATCCAGCCCTGCTTGCTCCGCCATGCGCTTACCAAACTTGCTCATGACAATTGGCTTAGTCGCTTGCCTTGCTTTTGCGAGTACGTTCGCCGGCATTGGTTCGTGGTCTATCGGGAACCAGGGGAACCAGGGCATCGGAATGTTTTCAGACTGCACCACCCAAATGTCCAATAGCGTTATAACCGCGTCCGCTTGATCCCAAACCGCGTGAGCACCGATAACATCTTGCCCGTACGGGTGCTTGAATGACGGATAGACCTTGATTCCGTTGATATTCAGTACACCGCTTTGTACACCGTAGAACGCTGTAATCGAAAGCCCCTTGTCAAGCAGTTTCGCTAATCGAGGGGTGAAAATTTTCGTTTGGCAGCCATACCCAGTGCAGGCTGCGGGTGAATTGCTAAACCAGTTGATTCTCATGTCTTTTTCAAGCCTCCAGCTTGCGCTCCAGTAGGGCAAGGAAGCGGTGGAGCATGCCGTTTGTCGAGGTATACGCTCTATCCTTGCCCATCAAGTCAATTTTTAGGTTGCTTTACCCACGAGCTGTACGCCGTAGGTAGGTCGGTATACGCCGTAGCCGTAGACCATCGAAGCGTTGAGCTCCCATGCGCCGACACCGGCGAATGAGGCATCCCATTGCGGGTTGATGGTGAACCCCTGACGAATGTCAAGGGCAAGGGCTTCCTTGCTGAACATTGCACCAACTGATGCAGTACCAGCGGTGATATTCGCGTCAACGAAGAAGTCCATGTTGTCGAGAGAGGCTTGATAAAAGCCGCTCATAAAGCGGTTCTTCAGATCCTCGCTCTGCATGAGAGTAGGCACGCCAGTTGCCGCACTGGTCAGGTAGTACCATTGCATCGGGTGGATCACGACCGAGTAACGACCGTAGATTTTGTTCCCGCGCATAATAGCTTGTGCGTTGAAGATGTTTGCCCAAGTCAAAGTGCCGCCTGC